CTTTACTAAGGAATCCAAAGATACCCATACTAGTGATAATCATTAATACTACAATAGCTGTAAAGAGATATGTTTTGATCAGTAGTGGAGCAGTCTTCCAATTTTGTTTAAGCCATACTGTGGCCACCAACTTACTAACCTCTAAGGTAGTTCCCATAATAATAATAGGAACAACGGCGGCGGCGAAAATAGCTGTAAGTCCTACCACGCTATAGTAGACTGCCACTGCTGAAATACTTAGACCACTTAGTAGTGCGAGATATGCTATAAATTTTTCGTTAAGTGTTGGTTTCATAAGAATATTTACCGTCGCATCCTTGAAATGTCAATGGCCTCTTCGTCACTAAACACCGGAACAGCATTGCTCTTATGCATAGTAGCAATACCTTTAACCTTGGTACCAGTATATACCTTAGCTGGTGCCAATGTAGCAACACCTAGTCCACTATTAAGACTAGGGATATGTTTGGTGTTAGTACGACCCACTGGTGTCTCAAGTTTATATACGAGAGGTTCAGCCGCCATGGCACGCCGACGTTTGCGTTCCTCTTGTTCTACACCTTGACGTTTGAGAAGGTCTTTCCATCCAGCATCTAACTCACGTGCTCGTTGAGCTTCAGCAGCATTACGGAATTTAAACTTGCCCTTCTTCTTTCCAGTCGTGGTCAAGGCAGGGCCACATAGGTGCATAGACATTATGCTACTTCTTTAGTAGTTAACGTTTGTAATGATCGTTGTTCAACAGCACGCCAGTTTTCTTTAGTAAGACCAGTGAATCGAAGAATAGTACCATTGGTTGCAATCTTGAAACTACCAGCGACAACCCAGATCTGAAAACCAGTAGAATCAACTCCTGCAAGTTTTCGAACCACGCCGTTGACTTCACCAGACGCTGTATCACGTCCACGATTCCAATGATAGGTACTTTTATTACCTTTCCATCTTTGAGAATCACCAGAAGATTCTGTACAAAATTGGGCCAGTGATTGCATAGTAAGTTCTGCGGACATAATAACTCCTTTGTTGATATGTTATTATTATACGGTAATTCCACTCAAAGAGCAAGTGTAGATTTTACCAAAAGAAAAGGCCCCGAAGGGCCTTGGTTACAATTCTAATTTTGGATTAGAAATTGTATTCTAGACCAGCACCATAACGTGTGGTATCTGTAGCGGAGCTCTCTTTAACATAGCGAGCAAGTACTTTGGTGTTTTTGCCCAAAGCATAATTTGCACCTAAGTTATAAGACTTAAGAGGACCATTCTCACCATAGCTTGCCATAGCAACTAAAGTTGGAGTTACTGTTTGGTTTAGACCAACACTCTTACCTTGGTTTGCTACATTGGCTACTTTGCTATCGGAATATAATCCAAATACAGTTGTACCAGTTTTGGCAAGACTAAACTTAGCACCATAAACATCAGTTGTGCTAGTTACGCCGTTGTCAAAACGAGCCCAGGTAGCAGCAACAGGTCCAGTGGAATAAACCAAACTAGCAGTGTATGGATTTGGAGTACCAGCTATTTCACTGTTAGATAGTTCATACTTACCAACCAGTCCCTGAACAAGTGTAGCAGATACAAATACTGTATTGCTCAAACGTGTTACTTGATAGGAGTGAATAGCTCCGGCGCTGGAACCATACAAATCTCCACCCATGGCATCAAAGCCGTCAATGGATTTAGTTAGAGCGGTTTTGTCACGGCCAAGCCCAATTGATCCTGTCTTGTTTGATAGGCCAACAAGTGCTGCGCGATCTCCAAGTGTGCTAGCTGCTGGAGCATCTACACCTACATTGGTTTCAACTGTAACGAATGCAGTTAAACCATTGCCAATGTTGTCAGAGGCTTTGATACCAATCCGGCTTTTGTCATTGACCATAGATGTTACAGATGCTGCTGTGCCAACAGTAGATGATTCTTCATAGACACGAGCCATTCCATAAACGGAGACATCGGCCTGGGCGAATCCCATTAGGCCGATTGATAATGCAAATATTGCAAGTTTTTTCATATTAAATTTCCTTTAGTTTTGTATAGTCTAGAAGACATACTATATTATGTATCTCTTTGAGACAAAGGTCAAGAAAAAAGGCTATCAAATTAGCCTTTTTCCTCAGTTTGTACCTCACGATACCGATGTATGGCCTTTAAACGAGCCAATGCCAAACGTACAGTAATGTAGTCTGATAACTCATCTTCACCAATGTGATGACATTTATCATCACATGGTATTAGACTTGGACGACGATATGCAACATGAAAATCAATGTCATCATATCCATCATCGTCGCCGTCGTCTATTTCAGATGGATTACTTCTTTGCAGGCTCAGTAGTTTTTGCTGCGTCCTTGGTAGCAGGCGCTTCACTTTTGACAGGCGTAGCTTCTGCTTTCTTTTCTACTTTCTTCTCATCCTTCTTTGCAGGTGCTGCTGGAGTAGCAGGAGCAGTTGCGGCCACAGCTGGTGTAGCAGGTGCTGCTGGAGTCTTAGCAGGCTCAGTAGCAAAAGCAGATACGGCAACAAGGCCAGCAATTAGAGTTAAGATTGATTTCATGATAAGTTTCCTTTTGGTTAATGTACAGAAATTATTTGCTGTACATATATATAACGCGGTAGCTCAAAGGAAAGTTTACAAGATTATAAAATTATATTTTCAATTCTTCGTAATCGTCTTTACTTACACCACAGTCTGGACAGCAGAAGTTATCATCTAAATCTTCCCATTTACCTTCAGTTTCTTCATCGTGGACATGGCCACATACTAAACAAACGTGTTCCATTATAGTTTCTCCAATACTTCTTGATATGCTGCTGCGTGACGTTGCTCGACTTTTTGTAATGCTGCAAAACGCTTTTCTGCTCTGGAAAGAATTACAGCAAATTCTTTAGCGTGTTGTTTGCTTTCGTCAATTTGCTCAGATATTGTTTCTAATATAGTTAATGTTCCTTCGATTATAGCATCCTTTTTAAACTCTGGATACATTACTGTATACTCATAAGTTTCTCCTTCGATGGCTTTTTCCAAACATTCTCTAGTACTTGGTTTACCAATAAGTAATTCCAAATGACTCCAGGCGTGTAGCAATTCTTGATCTGCTGTATGTTCAAAGTGTTTAGCAACATCCTCAAACCCTTCTTCGCGGGCAATTTTGGCAAAATAACGATATTTGATATGTGCCTGGCTTTCTCCTGACAAAGCACTTTCAAGATTTTTTAATGTAACTGACATTGTGTGTCTCCTTGTAAAATTATATTGTACTTTTATTTAATACAGAAATCAACTATAAAACAATATTTTTCAATTGTAATTTCCTATTATGATTATAGGATAAAGAAACCCGCCGAAGCGGGTCCTTGGTTGTTTTGGTAATAAGGTATTTCCTACCTCACCTTAGCCTCAAGCGGCTATGGAATATAAACTATCGTTTGCCTTTAGTTTGATTTGCTTGATTTACGGTCATCGCCTACCGAGTTGCCGTCGCTGACTATTTGCCCAATCGATTACCAGAGCACCCCCACCTAAATATAAATTATACACTTAGGTGGAGGTGGCCGGATTTGAACCGGCGTCTTGAACACATCCTCTTTGAAGGGATTACAACTATTCTGTTATTTAACGCTGAAAGCAATTACGCTCGCGATAAATTTGTCCATCTGGAGTTTGAATCTCTTTCCAATCGCTACAGATAACACGAGGTTGTTGTACAATAACAGGCTGTTGCTGTACAATAACTGGTTGTTGTTGCACTACAGTTTGTGGTTGATTAGCATTGGCAATAACCGCTCCAGCAATTCCACCAAGTATCAAAGGACCTATCCAATCATTGCGTTCAACAATAACAGTACGTCCTTCTGGATGACGATGATGCCATTGGGCGTTTGCTGCCGTGGCTACTACCAACATAGTAATTATCAATACGAGTTTTTTCATTTCTATCTCCTGTTAGTTAAATAACGCCTTAGAACACTTATGTGTTGACATAATTTTACTTGTTTGCTAGCGGATTGTCAATGGCTCTTTGGATCTTTTGGTCAAGTTCCTTTTTCAATACTTCCACTTCTTTAGTGACTTCTTTCTTCAATGCCTGTGTTTCAGAACTGATCTCTCTACGTGCTTGAGCCATTTCAGTACGAACCGCTGCTGCTTCACTACGGGCTTTGTCCAAATCTTCTCTAACACCCCTACGCATATCACGCATATCATTTTCAGATTCACGCTGTGCAGTCTTAACACTACGCTCAACTTGTTCAGTTACTGATTCATTACGACGAATATCGTTCTTAAGATCATTCTTGATGTCACGAGTGTAATCACTGGTCTTACCAGAATTCTCTTCAATAACTGCCAGACGTTTATCAAAACCCGATAAGTCAGGTGCTGAATAATCGGCAATCTTTTTCTTCATACTTTGATAGTCTTTGTAAACTTCAAAGGCTCCATAAAGACCACCTAACGTACTGCTTACAATAGTAAATGCTACCATTAGTTTGGCTGGTGTAAATTCATATCCACCGATGCTAATAACGGTATCTTTACTGGCATACTTTTTTGCGGCTGCTTCAAGTTCATCAACTTTAGCATCTACACTTTTAATTTCTTCTGTCATTTTTATCTCCTATATTGTAGGTCTATCATCTCTTGATGTAGCCTGTCGCTGCTTAATGATCTTAACGCACGAGCGTTGTCTATGGTTTTCTGATTACCATATATGTCTTTAGGTGCATAAAATGCACTATCTTTCAATATTGTTGATGCATATACATCAAATCCTTTTGGTTGTGTGGCCATTGCTGCAATATCTACACCACCTGCTAAATCGTTAGGTTGCACATTTTTCTTAACTGTTTCTGTACTTTGTTCATTTTGAAATGATTCTATGTTGGCTCTTGTTTCTGACATTTCGATTATTGATGATCCACGAGTCATTGGACTCATTACAGGCATTATAGGTACTTCAGCGTCAAGTGATCTACTTTCTATTTTAGCAAATTGTACTGGTGCTGTTTCTGCAACTGTCTGTTGTATGGCTAACAAAGAACTTAACTGTTGTTCATTGTATGTAGATGCTTGACTTTTGCTTGCTGAATATGCAGCAGCTATTGAAAATACTGAATTTGAATTAACGGGTGCTTGATAACTAATTTGATTAATCTGCTGTGCAGTATTAACGGTAGTCGAATTCATTGATTGACTTGAAGCCGTCATTAAACTTTGTAATGATGTTGTTGTAGGCCCTTGCAATTGAACTGCTGAAGTACCAGTTGGTTGTGCAGGTGGTGCAGACATTTGTGCAGCAGATGTAGTCTGAATCTGTGATGCTTGACTGCTGGCCATGCTCATAGCATTTAGATTATCTACTGTGGCCATTGCTTGTTCTTGTGCTTGGGCCGCTGACGTTGCTGCTACCTGTTGTGCGTTCTGTACTGCGGCTGCTTGTGTAGCCTTATCTGCTGCTTGTATTTGCCCAATCAAACTCATAATCAAACTCATGTTAGGAGTAGACTTATTTGACTGTTGTTGCTGTGTATTACCAGCCTGTGGTGCAGATGCTTGCGATTGCTGTGCTACTGCTTGTATATCTTTTAATGTTTGTGGAATATTATCTGGGGCACTAATACTCCCTGTTGATGATAACTGTGCTCCACCTACATTGGTAACCGGTGTACTTGATGTAGTAGATTCGGGTGTTGCTACTGCTGTACCAAGCGGAGCAGAAATACCAGTAGTTGTACTATATTTATTAGCAAGGGCAGCAGCATACCCTTTACAATTTGAATTATATAAAGGGTCATTGGCACAAGGGTCGGCAGTATATATTATGTTGGCCCAAAAGTTGCCCACTGATGATCCCGTGCCTGTTGCCCCACCACTCAATCTAGCATTCCCTAATGATGTTTGATTTATGCTAGTTGGTAACAAGAACTTGTCAATTACTGTTCCGCTGGTGTTGTCACCTGTATAATTATAAACTTGTTGGTGTAATGTACGATTACTGCCATCAGTTAGAGATGCTGTTACTCTTGCCGAAGCAGGTATATTCATATACCAACTACATGACCCGTCGCTATTTGTAGCAGTACATCCTGACCAACTTTGACCAACAGTATAACTAAATCCATAATTAAATCCATGTACCATAGCACCAACGCCTGTGTTGGTTAATGCGGTATTAATTGATACTGCTTGATTGTATGAATTAGTAAAATCATTTGATGGTAGCAAATTACCAGTAGTGGCAACTTTGTTAAATCCTGCACAAGTTGGAGCGTATGCTGGGTTTGTGGTACATGGATCAACGCGATATTTTAAACTAAAACTAACATTATAAATTTCAGGACCGTAATTGCCAGCCCAAAAGTTATTGTCCTTACCAATAAAACCCACCTGAGCATTGCTATAGTTTGTGGCAGCAATTGGGCTAGCAAATGTTTCACTAAAATTAAATTGAGTCCAATTGTATTTTTGATTAGTACGACTTGCGTAATCATACGTGGCAGCAACACCACCTCCAGCATTGTAAAACTTAACGTAAGCATCTAAGTAGTCTTGTCTGCCGTCATCCCAACCATTGCCGTTCTTGGCCATAAATCCAAAGTTGAATCCGCTTAGTTGTACACCAGTGCCACCTGCTGCTAATGCCCGGTTTACATTGACAATTTGATTTAAGTCTGTTTGACCATAACTGAAATTGATATTGCTGCCATCCCTAATACTAGGTCTAGGACCGCAGTTGCCCGGCTGACCGGCCTGGAAGCACAGTTGATTAACATAAACACCATTGTTCCAAATACTGGTTGTATCTGTAGGTGTAGTACCGGAATTTATTAAATTACCAGTATTAGGATCAACAGTTTGGGCCTTAGAATGACTTATAAATGATAGCGCCAAGCAAAGCACCAAGGCCCATTTTAGTATACGTGTCATCTATTTTTTCCTCTTGTATTGCTGGAACTTTCTCTTTATTTTCTTCCCAGGCTAATTTAGCTTGTTCGCCAATCTTACCTTCATATGGGCAAGGTGTTCCTGCTGCCATCATAGCATCAAATATACGACGATCCTGACACATGGTAGCAACTGCGGCTACTTTCATACCCATATCATATAATGTTTTGGCCAACTTTAATCTTTCGCAATTTAGATCACGTATTGTCCCGCCGCCACTTACACCAAATATCTGTGTCTGCACACTGCCGCTGGAACCTGTAGTACATAGATCACCATTGCCACCACTCATCATTGTAGGAGCAACTGCGGTTGGAGGTGGTTGAATTACACGTTGTGTGATAGTAGTTTCATTGATATTTCTATTAGTCATGTCACCTGTATTAACGTTTTGATTAACGTTGTTATTAGAACTAGTACTTGTATTGTTGTTGTTATTAGTATTTGCACTGGTTGAAGTTGATGCATTAACATTGTTATTATTATTTGTCATTGTACCAGTATTAACATTATTATTATTGTTAGTCATCGTACCAGTATTAACATTGTTGTTTGTATTGACATTAGTAGCAGTACTAGTATTTGAATTAACATTATTATTATTGTTAGTCATTGTACCAGTATTAACATTGTTGTTTGTATTAACATTAGTAGAACTGCTGGTATTAGAATTCTGATTAATGTTGGTCATTGTACCAGAATTAACATTGTTGTTATTATTTGTATTAACATTGGTAGCAGTACTGGTGTTAATATTACGGTTTGTCATATCACCTGTATTAACATTGTTGTTTGTATTAACATTGGTACTAGAACTGGTATTCTGATTAATGTTGGTCATTGTACCTGTATTAACATTATTGTTATTATAGGTCATTGTACCGGTGTTAACATTATTGTTATTATTAGTCATCGTGCCATTGTTGGTATTTTGATTAATATTAGTCATAGTACCACTATTAACATTATTGTTATTATTTGTATTAACGCTGGTACTTCCAACAGTAGTTTGGTTAATATTGGTTATTGTACCGCTATTAACATTGTTGGTATTAACTGTACTTGTACTATTGGAAGTGCTATTAGTATCAACCAGTGTAGTGGATCCATAGCCGCCAGTTAGACTGGAATTTTGATTGATTAGTGTTGTAGTAGTTTGTGCCCAAACCATACACATAAAAAACATGGCCGATAACCACAAAAGAATTTTTTTAAACATTGTATATAACCCCCGTTATATACGTATTTACTAATCAACAGTAAAAACTTATCTGTGTACATTACTCATAAGAAAACCCGCCGAAGCGGGTTTTGGATTATTCAAATTGAATTATTTGCTACGTTTTCGAACGTAGGCTTTAGCAGCTCTCTTTGCCATAGTTTTTAGGCTTTTTGGACGGGGAGCGGATGGTTTGCGTAATTTGGTTGCCATAGTATTACCTCTTTATAAAAATATATTTATTCACTAATTCGAGAATAGTTCAAAACCATTCCCGGTCCATATTGTGCTTCTGCAATCAATTTAGCCTGCCAGTCGTTATCAGCGTTAACTACAACGTTGGCGGTTTGATATTGATTAAGACGAACCCAAACAGTATAACGGTACATAGCAGACTCCTTTGTGTTGTTAAGTAATAATTATAACAAGGTTTTACCAGTTTGTCAACTGAAATTTACCCAAAAAGTGGAGAAATCTGCAAGAATTGGCTTCTCCTGCCTCCCGGACTCGCACCTTCCTAAATGCTACGCATTATGCCCTTGCAGACAATAATACTTATGCATTACCTAAATCGTATAATCCAGTAACACCTGGACCTTTGGCATTCTTATCATTCATGAATGTAAGTACCTGTCCACGATTACCGGCCTTGTTAAAACTAATATGATGCCAAGGTTTACCAGTTCCTGTGGTTTTATACTCTAATATAAATTGGTCATATTTGGCATTATCTTTAACCCATAATGCTCGTGTATAGTAATCAGCTTTACTTGCCTTAGCATATTGTATATCACAGGCCATTCCTTTAGGATGTTGGCTAGTAGGACTACCAACTCCTGCTCGTCTAAAAGAACAGGTCATAAATGCATCAGGGTATTGATTCTTAATTGGATCAAAACAATTAATAATTAATAATCGAAGATTATCACACACTTCTTGTACTGTATATCCATTTTCAATTGCCACAGTAGCAACATCGTAGGGGAAAACAACACCGGATTGTTTAGTAACTGTTTTTACATAATAAGTAGTGCCGGTTAACGGACCAACACATAATACGGTATCATCAACTACACCACCAACTGATACCGAGCCGGCCGTTTCACCTTGTGTTACCCCTGCAGGCGGTGGGCTTGTATTTGACTGAGCAGGGTTGGTTGCCGCCGCTGTTCCTTTATCTATGTCTGCCTGTGTAATTGTACCAGCAGCAATTAATGCCTTTTGTTGAGCATCAACAGCAGCAGGGCTATCTGCATCACCTTCTAATGCTTCAACAATGGCTTGTTCTTGTGAAAAATTAGGAGAATTAATTTCTACACTTATAGAGGCTGCTTCACCAGTGCCAGAAGGATTATCCCATAATGCCATTGGAATAAAATTAGCAAATACATTTGAGCTATGATAAACATCAGTTACTTCTTTTAATGTACTATCTCCTTGGTTACCCGATCCTGGTTTATATGGCATAAATTATCTCCTAGGCAAATATTTACCGTAGGGCAATATCAGTGGTACTATCTCTATATTGGTCAGCGGCCTCGTGCTTGCTGGTCATCATAGCAAATATATGTGATTTGTTTAAAGTTATTTCTTTGCCATTGCCAAGAAACATCCAAGGCATTAGTCCAACACCTTGTCCGTTTAATGTAACGCACATTGGTTTAACAAGTTTAACTACATCAGCAGTTTCGCTTTCGAAACGTGCAATCAATTCCTCACCATTGATTAGTTTTAAACTAACAACATCAGCGGTGGTAAATCCTCTTTCTATTAACATTTTATTCCTTTTCTTCTTTGGGTAATTCGCATAATTTCTCAAGCATCTTATAATGCTCGTAGGCTTTCTTCAACGCTTCAAAGTGTTCTAATTTTTCTGGGTCTGGTACTAGTATGGCCAGCCGCTTGGAAATTGTTTCCATAAACTCTCCAAGATCCTGCCCGTTGATTTTAACCTTGCCTTCAAACTCTGCATCACCTTTAACATTCAGTGATGATTGTTGGTTATTGGTAGTAATATTTGCCCAGTTTGAGCCACTGGTACCATTGGTGGTGAAAATTGTACCACCAGTTGAATATGTTCCACTGCCACCTCCACCGCCAGTACCAACATTGTAATATGGACCTATCATACCAGAAGTTAGATAGGGTATACTTGAGCTACTTAATGTAATGGTGTCAATGGTATCAGAACTCAACGGAGGTAGTTCACTATCATAATCAAAACTCATTTTAAATATTCCTTAAGTTCATTAATACCGCCTACATGGGCACCTTCGATAAAGATTTGTGGAACGCTGCGAGCATTAGGTACTTCTTCTAACAATTCTTCTCGGGTATATCCATCACCAATTTTACGTTCTTCAATTTGATAACCTTTAGATTTTAGTAATGCGTGGGCCTGATCACAGTAAGGGCAGTGATACTTGCTCCATAAAATAGCTTTCATTTTTATTATCCTCTTCTATTAATTGTTGAGGCTATTTGATTAACCTCTTGCCTTCTACGGCCATTCTCTCTTTCTAATAAACTAATACGTTGAGCTAAATCTTGATTCTGTTTAATCAATTGCTCAACGAATTGTTCGAGTTTTTTAATTTTATCGGCGTCGGTAGACATTATAAATCCGGTAAGTCATCGTAGGTAACACTATCACTCATCACGCCAATAACATAATTTGTACTTTCGGTTTCCTGTAAAGCACTTTGTTTCTTACCAATGTTCACGTGTTTATTAAACCATGGAATAGGACTGCTACGTGGATGTTCTTCAGCATACTTAATCCCGATATCTTTTAAACGTGTAAATGCTGTATGATCAACAAAGTCTTTTAGAATAGTAGCATTAAGTCCAATGACAGGACCTTTCTTGAACAAGTAATCTGCCCAGGCTTTTTCTTCTGCAATTACTTCAAGATACATAGCATATACTTCATCTTTACATTCTTCTTCAAGGGCAACAAAGTCTTCATCATCTTTGGTAACATTGTTAATTAACCAAGCGGTCCATTCTGTATGGAGGAGTTCGTCTTGGAGGATGAGACTGATGATGTTTCCGTTGCCGATGTAGATTTTGTTTTCGACCATTGCCAACGATGTAGCGAATGAGACCATAAAGCGGAGCGCCTCAAGTGCATAGCTTGCATGTAATGCCAACCAAATTGCTCGCTTGTGAGTGTGGAGATCAATTTCCTCGCCCAATTCTTTACGGCAGTTAAGTAAGTGTAGATTTTCATAATGGCGTCCTATGTTAGCAGCCATTTCAACAATTTCTTTAGTATCGTGGATCTTGTTGAATTCATCCTTGGGCACACTATAGATGTTTCTA